GGACATGTCCGGGCATGTTGGCTTTGCCCAGGCGTTCTTCTTCCTTGCCATACCGGGTCAAGTTGTTGACACGCTTGGGTGATCCTTTTTCCCAACCTGGACGCTCTTTGAACAAGTATTTGAACTCGCGAATCTTTTCAATAATTTCCTCGCGAGTGGACCCAATCAAGACGTCGTTGAGAATTTCGCTTAGGAATTCTTGTATAACTTTGGGAGTATCTGATCTCTTTAGGTCCAGCCCCATGGCCTTGACCTTGCCGGGTAATCCATGAGTATCCACCCGTTTGTTTTCTTTGTCATAATACATGACAGCATAACGCTTCTTGGTAATGAACAAGCCCTTACTAGCCACAATTTCACGACCTCCGCGGATGACTTCGCCCATGTCTCTGGGCACATGGAATGCCTGTTCCATAAATCCTGGGAAGCTGGCATTGACTTGATCGGCAATACTGTTGTATAACTGTACTGCAATTTCTTTTGACCAACTCATGCGACCTGCTTCTATTTCATCCTTTAACACCGGATAGGCTGTGAAGTAACACGAGTCTGTATCACCGTAGATGATGGCTTCGCCCACGTGGTCGTACTTACCGGTGATGCATTCGTTGACATAAGCATCCATATGCTTGGCAATGGCACGACCAGTGAGTGTGGTACTTTGTCCAATGCGTTTATCAAAGAAACGGCATCCGGGATTCAAAATAGCACCATATAGACTGTTCAAGTTAATCTTCTTGACCAGTTGTCGTTTGTCCCAGTATTCCTCTTCCTCAGGAGTCTTGGCTTCTTTGAGTTTGGCCTGCATTTCCTTACGCTCGGCATACCAACGCTTGAGCAAGCCTGGAATAACTGCTTCTCGTTCATAGGTGAAGATAGTGCCATTGGCTGTGATCATCCAAGGTTGATTTGAATCAAAGATCATGCGCCACACATCTGCGGCACTGTGTACTGACTCTTCGCCATCCTGCCAGTCGATTGTGATTTCTGTACCTGGTTCCATGGCCATGACTGCTTCATACTCCAAGGATCCAAACAGGCCTTCCCAAGCGGCAGCAAAACTTGCACCTGAGCGCATCTTGTCAGCAATATAACGATCAGTCATGGTGGGCCTAAGTTGTCCTATGATGGTTTCTGGCCCCATGTTTAGCGCACGAATCGCCGATGGATATAGTGAATTGATGTCTATGCTTCCCACATATTCGTGTATACCTTTGCGTGGATAAGCAACATAGGCACCTGCGGCCTGGGTATCTTCATCACTGTAGCGTTCCTTGCGATTGGGTACCACCATACCACGTTCATGTGCTTCATTGATAATGGCCTGCTCGGTCACAGCCACCGCACCCATGGTGGTCTGTAGCAACACAGTATTTTCATGTGCCAAGGTATTGGCAAGATCCAGGAACTTTAGTTTTCGATCCAGCTTGGCCAGGATCATGGTATCTTGACGATTGTACTCGATAAACCGTTTGAAGTTTTGATTGTATAGTTGATCCAAGGTACCTTCGAATACTGTCTTGGTTTCTTGCAGTTCGTATTCGGCAATGGCATCTAAACTATAACTGTGACGTTCTTCATAGGTGTATTTGCGATACAGTTGCATATAGTCCATATGCACACGACCAATCAGGTCATAGGTTTGATTCTCTGCACCAAAGCGTTCAAACTTGCGCTCTTTGGGATATTGATTCCATAGACAAAATCTACGTGTGTCGTCTTTGCTCAACACACGGGTCACACGATTCACAGTATAAGGTACGTCAAAGCCTTCACTGTTCCATCCAGACAAGGCGTCGGCATCTTCGATCAAGTCCAGGAATGTTTTTAGCAAATCGCCTTCGCTGTCAAATACGATTGTATTTTCAAACTCGCCGGCAATTTCTCGAGCAGTTTCTGGGCTCATGTGCTTGGGCGGAATTACCAAGGTGACCATTTGCTCCAGCCACTGTAGGTAAACACTGATAGCAGTGATGGCATTGAATGGATCTTCGGGCCGACTGAATCCACGCTCAGGATCAAAGTCGACCTCAATGTCGAAGAACGCCACGTTAAGTCGAGGACCGTCCTGGCCTTTGTAGTTTTCTTCTAGACAACGGAATACAGGGTTGATATCCGACTCAAACAACCGCTTGCCGCTTTGTATTCTAAGTTCCTTGCGGAACTCCTTGTTGTTGCGGCTTGAGAATCTTGACACTGGTGTGCCATAGATACTTTGGAATTTGCCGCGGGGATCTTCATAATAGAAAATGTAATTGGCCGGATACTCTTGATAACGGCGTTCGCCGTCTCTGCGTTCAACTACATGTATGCGATCGTGTTCACGATCAAAAAGTGCATCAATATAACTCATCTATCTCCTGTGGCTTATGGCCCACTGACCTTGATTCATGTTCGTAACGTGAACGACTCGCTGGTGTACTACCAGTACTTATAATGTTTTACCTACAGTGGTCAAAATTGTTTCCAACAATTCATGATCCTGTTGCTCACGACCAAATTCAGCCTTGTGCGCCAATTTTATGGCTTTCTTGAGGATGTTGGGTTTGATATCTAGTTCTTCAGCTACGGCTTTGATAGTGTCATTGAGGCCACCGGTGAGTGTTTCGATTTCCATGGTGACCTGCATGCCTTCATTTATGACCTGAGTAAGTTTGGCCTGTTCGGCTGTGTTAAATGTTCTGTTGTTTGACATCAAATTCTCCTGAGTAAGTAGTACTATTATACAGGATTATTTTAGAAAGTCAATGCTGTTTTGGCAAAGCTCACTTTAGGTTACCATTCCGGGGCACGACTCCCATAATAACCAGCCCAGCAGCCGGGCATACACTAGTAACCATAAGGTCCTAAGGTAGTGTATTCTATTTGATTCCAATGACCATATAACGAGTATACGCAGTTTTGGGATCCGCTAATTCAAGTTTGCCATCGTAGATGATTTCACTTAGTGGATAGCGATCCGTGATGTCTTGTGTGCTGTGGGCCTCATTGCCCGGATCGTGATCTCTACTTTGCATCACAACTAGAGTGCCTGCGGGTATGCGATCAAACCAGGCCTGACCCGGCATGTCTGTTAAGCTGGTATTGATCACCACACCATCTGAACCTAACTGCCGATAATCAAGTGTGTTGGCATCCGCAAGCATGTATTCAGTGTTGTTCATGCCTACGTAATCTTGTATGCGTCGACTGGCTTGTAGAAACTGTCGGTTGGTTTCTACATTGATTAATCGTTTGTATCGGATGACGGGATCTAGAGCCAACAACACACCAAGGTTGCCATACCAAGACCCTAACACATAGACAGTACCCACTCGAGGAGCGATACGAGCCAGCTGGTTGAGTAGCCAAACCTTGCTGGCAATGAGATCTCTAGTAAAACTGCCGGCCAGCGTGTAGCCACTGGATTCGGCCAGCTTAGACTGGTGCGTAAGGATTTCTTGGGCAATCACTTCCGTCGTCCTCGGGCCATACTGGATATTGATTTTCGTCCATATCTTTACTTACCATCCACATGTAGCTGACTGCCCTTATTGAAGCTGGGGCTAAATGGACTTTGTGCTACCTGTCCACCTTTACTTTGGCTCCAAGCATAGCCAGCTCTATGACCTGAACAGTCCTTGGTACAAGGCGATCCTAGGAAGCTGAGTTCCGTTAATTCATCTCGGAGCCAGGTCGCAGCAAAAGCCCGGCATAATTCTTGTATTTTTCGATTCCGAGTAATTTGTAAATGATATGTTTTGTCACCGGCCGTGGTTTGTTGACTGGGATCTCTATAGCCAGCGTAGACTTTATGCACCGGTGTGCTACTGATTAGATCTCGACAACTGGCACCCACAAGATCAGGCATGGGCTCAGTGCAAGGACTACAGGTAGTTAGGATAATCGATCCTTCAGGTATTTCACCAAAACGATCGTGATAAGCGTCAATGGCCGCACGTTCACCGTGTACATCGCCTTGACTGTTACGATAATTCAATGCGGCCACACAATTATTATCTGGGTCTAGCACAGCGGCAGCAACCATGCCATACTCGGCAGGATCCCGGCGTTGACCTTGGATGACCATTTCACAAAGACGAACTAGAATAGCATCTAGCTTGCAATGATTGCGAATTTCAAAATCACTAATCCGCATTTAATTACCCGGAGGATTCTGTATTGGCAGGCTTACGGGATATTGACTGCAGGCCGCAGGATCGCCTTGGCCAGCTTCAGTTAGGAATGTGGTCGCCGCTGGAACTTGGCCTGTGGGGCATGAACATACAGCAATACCGTCGGCACCAATCTTGCAATTCCAACTAAAACAGTTGCTGGACTTGTCACCAAGGTTCAAACTGGCATCACACTTTTGAACTACTGCTTTCATGTTTTTGGGTCGGTTGCTAAAATTGCTGGCTTCCTGTGGATAGTATAACTTGGGAGCAAACAGGCTCCATACATGTTCACTGTCGGTTGGTGTGCATGATCCTGCCATGTTACCGGCTGCGGTATCAGCAATGGCACGACCCGTAAGGATAGGGCAACGGCACTCGACTTCAGGATAAGGAACACCATTGTTGCCTGTGATCATTTTACCTGTGGGCTTGCAGGTACTTGCGGCACACAAGGCATATTGGCCATCACAGGTTGTCAACCCTGATGTAGTCTTTGACTCAGCTGTTGTGCCAGAATTTTTTATTTTTGGGTAGACGGTTGCTGCCACCGCGACCAAGGCTATCACAGCCGATACTGCCAATAATACTTTTTTCATCAGGCCTCCACGCCAAGTATTTGTTGAACTTGATTGACCCAGGCACTAACATCACTGGTACCAATCTCGTCTACATCACCTACTCCATAAGCAACTTCTTCTACAGCCTGCATGACTTTTTCTGGACCAAACTTCATCAGCAAGTCTGTGTGTGCAACCATGATACGATTTAGGACGGCACGTTCTACAGCTTCACTACTGGTCGTGGACTCTTCACTCACTGTTTGTTGTTGCTGTTGTGCCGCTGGTTGACGTGGAACTGCAGATGTTTGTTTTAGACTGTTTGACAATTTTACAATAAGATCGGATTGCTGTTGATTTACTGCATCGGCTTGATCTAGTCGTTGTGACAATTGGTTGATTAAGTTTTCTTGGTTTTGATTTATTCGACTTTCGTCGCCGATCTGTGCAAACATAGCTTCCACATCATTCTTGGCTGTGGGGTTTTTCCTTTTGGCATTTTTAATAGTACCTCTCACTTTGTCAATGCCACCACTGTAGTTCAAGATAGGATTTTTTCTCAGATACTCTTGATCTTGAGCATGTTTCTGTATGGTATCTTTTTCTTTATTTTTTTCTTCTTGTATCTGTGCCTTCAATGGATTGATATATTTTCTATCTAACAATCCGTTGCTGGCTAAATTTTGGAACACAGCATCTAACTCATCGTCGTTCAGTTTATCAACATTTTTGTATCGGATCTGATGATCAGCATCAATGGTCAGCGCATACGAATATTGTGTTTTGTTGTCATAGCTGGTGGCCATGCCTTTGACAGTGATACCGCCATTGGGTGCTGGTACATATTGACCGTCGACTCTGACTCCAAGATCTTGAGCAGTGGTTGTATTGAGTTTTTTCCACTTCACTGGCGGTGTAGCGCCGGTCTTCAAATTGGTCTGTTGAGCCAACGACTGTTGCGGAGTGGCAAACAGATCTTTCTGATAACGACTGCCTACTGCGTTGGGCGCTGGTGGGCGAGATAATTGTTGTTGATAATTGCTACCGTCTTCAGCCACACCTTGCTTTAGGCAATGTTTTAATTCTGCTACTGCTTCTTCATAGGAATCATACCCAGCCAAATCCTTACCACTAGCATAATGCTTTATGTAATACTGACCAACACCGGGACTTGATTCACGATCAATGCCAACTTCTCCTACTGGCTCGCCATTCTTCTTAAACACTCGGCGTTGTTGGTCTGCATGCCCTTCCGCCACACCTTGTTCTTTACGCTTGTAGTCGGCGATAATATCAGCTCGCATGGCCGGATTACGTTCAATGGCTCGTAGTACCGCCTCAGGATAACGTGCTGGCTGTTTTGCTTTGACTGTTGCATGTGCATCTGGCATGTCATTCCATCCGCCGTCGTCCCAGTCATCGGTTTCAATTACACCTTTGGCCTTGGTCTCGCTATAGAATTTGTTACCGCGCATGTTTAAATCTTGTTCAATTTGATCCAATTGATTATCAGCACCGCCTGTCATGCGACTTGTAGCAGGATTACCATGTGTTGGATTTTGATAAGTTTTGCTTTGACGTCGTACCACAGTGCGTCCAGGTTGACTACGATCAACGTCTACAGCACCGTGTGGGCCTTGGATTGTTTTAACTTCTGCTTCATTGGTTTTGTAAATAGGTGCCTGACCTTGTGACTGCCAATATTTGTTTCGGTCCTGATATGTTTCGCCAGATTTTAATTTCTTAAGAGGATCGATTGTAATTTTGAGTGGAGGAGGAAACTCACCCCACCCAGCTGGCTTTTGTTCTTCTTCCGCCACACCTTGTTCTTTCATGACAGGATTAAGTGTGATCTTGTCTGCCTTGGCCTTGTCGCCTTGGTTATATAACTTCTTCTTCCAGTTGTCGTGGAAGCGGCGAGCATCCTCATAGTAGTCAAATGTCTTGACACATTTGCCTGCTAGACAAACTTCATATGGTTCCTTCTTCGTGAAGTCTTGATAACCTTCTTCAACTTCATTGCCCGCACGATTCAATGTGTCTGGATCTACCGGATGAGAATAATTTTTACCGTTGCGTTGATAGTGTATTTGAACACGACCATCGTCATCGGTATGTCCTATCTGTACCGGACCATATAGGCCGTGTTGGGCCTCTGTTCCATACTGGAATTTAGGTTTGAGTTTACCAACGCGATAAAAGGTCGCATGATTTTCATCTACGCCTTCTTCATCCAGACCACGAGCCGCTCTAAATTTCTTAACACTACGACCAATGTCACGAGCAGAACCTAATTTGGGACGATTCTGTCCCAGTTTCTTTTCATCCAGGACTGGTTTGATATCTAAGATAGTGGCATTTGTTCTGCGGGCAAATTCACGGGCGTCGGCTTCACTGTTGAAAATCTTAGCCGGTAATAGATCATAGCCATCACGACGATTTAGAACACGCAGGCTAACTGATACTGGTTCTAGGGCTGGAGTAGGGCGAACGTTTTTAGGTGTTCCTAACATACGCTTCATACTCTGTTGGACAGGTGTGCGACGAGTTTTGACTATCTGGCCGGTTCTATCAAATGTGGGCTTGGTACGAACTTGGCTTAGATCATCACTTTCGATATCTTGTATGTTGGTTGCGGATGCTGTAGGAGTTTGTATACGTTTGCGCCAATAGTCTTTACTACGACCATATTGGGTTTGAAAATCAGCATCACTGATATCATTGAGATCGCCAAGCATGCGTTTCATGTTACTTTCATCTAGATCTTCATCATCATACCAGTCATCTTCATCTTCGTCATCAGCATATTGGTTGTATTCGACGTCACTGAGATGCATGCTGTGTTTGCCGTGATTGTATAGGTTGACAATGACAAAACTTCCACTTGGGCTTAACTCGTAGATTTCACCTGTGGCACCTTCAAACTCATTTGGCGCTGTGACCACAACAGGATCACCTGCGTGTAGGCGTTGACCCGCAGTTTCAGCGACTGCAGACGCAGGTTCTTTAATGGGTGCATTTGCTAATTTGTTATATAATGGATCACCTGGTTTTATTTTTTGTCCACCTACAGTAATTGTTTGCCCTGGAGCAGTAGCAGCCGGAGTGGTTGCCTTGGATGTTTTTGGACCAGCGGCTGGTTGCAGAGCATTTACATTTGGATACTGGACATTGGTAGGTTGATTGTATGTGACTTTTGCGCCAGCACCTGTTTGAGCACCATAATTTGGTCGAACAGCAGGAGCTGTTGTTGCTGGTGCCGGTGTTGGTGCTGTAGCGGCCCTTGCCATGTTTGGATTATTAGGATTAGCTGTGTGTCTTAATCCTGTAGGTGTTGCTTGTGTCATGCCACCTGTGCTTGATGTTCCGGTAGTGCTTAAATCCTTGGCCATTTGTCCAAATACTCCGGCACCAGCAGTAGCAGGAGCGGCAGAAGTAGTAGTTGGGTTTTTCTGTGCCGCACGAGCTTGACGCTGACGGATGGCATTAGGAGTTTGACTTGGGCCTGCACCAGCAACACGACCACCTGTGTGTTTCTTGGTGGCCTGTGCAGGTTGTTCAGCGCCTGCTTGTCCAGCATCGGCGGCTGGTGTTGACGGTTGTGCTCCGGCCTGTTTAGGAGCAGGAATCCGCATTGCGGCATAAATCTGATTGACGATTTCAGGAGTGACTCCAGCTTTTTGTAGTATCACTGCTATTTCGTCACTGTCAGTTGGGTACCCTTCTTTTTGCCAGGCCTTTTGTAGTTTGTCTGCTGTGACTCGTGTGGTCAAGTTATGACCTGTTCGCTGTGCCCACTGTCCAACCTTGCTGGCAGCGGATTTGAACATGCTACCAATACCTTCATTGGTCAACTGCACACCACCACGTGGCAAGCCAATGCTTTCATTCAATGCCCAGGTATACACAGTGAGGTCGCGGTCAACGTATGATTCACGCAATCCTATATTTTTAACATTAGGATTCACTCGACCATACTGAGCAAGTCGATTAATAGCATCTGGATTGTCGGGTAAATTACCTGCCGATGCAATCTTTTGTCCTGCGGTATTTGTCCACTGTGACGGTGATTGTGTTGAAGCTAATGCGTTAGTTGCGGCATTTTGTATAGCGTCATAATTGCCAGATGCGGCTGTGGTTGCGGCATTGGTTGCGGCCTGGCCAGCTGTAGTTGCACCTTGACCAGCGGCTGCCATCGCATCTGCATATGTTGAACCTGGATGAAATTTAAGATATTGGGCTATGCTAATAGGGTCTACTGGCACCTTACCTGCGGCTATGTCAGCTATGGTCTGGGCATTTGTTCCTACGCCACCTGCATATACATCGGTTCCTGGTCCATGGGGTACAAAGAGTTTTTCGCCAGGATTGATTCTATCCAGGTTACGGCCAGCCAAATCTGACACTTTTTCAATATTAGGTATTTCACCTGAGTCAGGAATATGGTTGCCCAATGCATCTTGACTACTAAAAGCACTTTTTAAAGGGTTTTTCCAACCGTCAGGTGACATATCAATTGATTGTCCTTGGTTGACATCCACTAGGTCTTTTACGCTATTCCCTGTGGCCTTGGCAATACCACTCATGGTATCGCCTGGCTTGACAATATAAATCTCACCATCTGGCAGGTTAACTTCGGTTTTAGGTGGAACTGGAACATCAGGACTCATGAAATACTGCATTAACTGATGAGCTCCGTACCCTAACGCACCGGCTACTACTCCTTTGCCCACTGCTGAACTAAATTTATCACCCTGTAGCAATCGGTCGGTCATCTTCAATAGACCCAATGCGGCCGCACCACCAACACCTGCACTACTAATACTAAGAGCACCGATAAGAGCGGCATAGATTAGGCTTTGTGCAATAGGATGTTTTTTGGCAAACGCACGATATTTTTCAACGTACTTCATTACACCGGCGTCACCGCCAGTGGCCTGTTTTAGTTTGGCAGCAACTTGATCATAGGCTGCATCAACATTTTTAATTGGGCCTGAATTTTGAACCTTACCTAAAAGGTCATTCCAAGCTCGACCTACAGCATCAGCAACATCTTTACCCTGGCCAATCATGGTACGATTACCGCCAGCGGCAGTAGCACCTTGTTCTACTTGTTGGAACAACTGTTGGATTTGATCTGGAGTTAGTTTATACTCTACAATCTTTTGACCAGCCGCTTCCCATAACTTGTAGGTACGACTTTCGGTAAGATCAATACGTTTGTTTACTAAATTTTTTTTTTGGACTGATTCGTAAGTTGGACCTTCTTTACCAGGACCACCTTTTCCGGCTACCCAACGAGCAGCTTGTTTGGCTGTTTCAATTGACTTGTCTAGGGGACCCTGTGGCTCACGACCCATTTTCTTTAACCACTCTTTGTCGGCAATGTCTTGATTCTTTTCAGCTTCGCTGAACTTCTCACGCTCGGTTTTAAATTGCTTGCCTAACGTAGCAAGAACTCTCATAAAATCACCAATTGTTTGTTGTTGATTAAGTTGGGTAACTACATAGTGAATTAATTTTTTAAGTTCTTCTTCACGAGGATGTCCAGCGATTGTGTTTAACATCATCTGTTCAATTTTGGCTGTTTGTTGTGCTAGCAATTCTTTTGCTCTGTCTTTAAGAGCTGGGTCTTTGCTAATGCTCAGGGCCTTGTCGCCCAACCACGCCAGAGCCTTGACCCAGGCCAATTTAATACTATCCCCAAGACCTTCATCTAAGTCTTGTTCACCCAGGGTGCCATAGCCCATGCACTCGTCTTTTATCTTAAAATAGCTGTCACGCTCGTCTTTGCACCGTTGGAATTCTTTAATCAATGCTTGTTTAGCTTCTGGTGTATCGGCCTTTTTTGCACGAGCAACCAAGTCGTCCATTCGCATAGCCAAGTCATCAATTCTACGCTGTTCTAATTGATCAACAGCACCTTCTGCAAGGCGGCGTTCATGGTCTGTGTTGAATAAATCTAATGCAAACATTTTTATTTTCCTTAAGCTTCGTCTATGTAATCCGGTGCCGCGCCACGACGACTGTGACGAGCATTAAACATTTCCAAGGCCATTTCGGCCTCATCTAAATCCTTGAAACGTGTGGGCAGGCAACGGCCCCCACGGCGTATTTCAAATCCCAAATTGGTATCGCCATGCACTTCCCATAGCCCTGATTCGTTGGCAACGGTTCGTACTGCGGCAGTTTCTTTCATGCTGACACCAGGTTCACCAGCAGGTTGTTCTGCTGGAATAACACCACTGAGTGCTGATCCAAGTTCGGAATCTTCTTCGACATCGGAGTCAAATTCAGGAGGATCAATTTCTCGATTTTCTTTAGCAATAAGATCGCGATCCTGTTTATCTTTTGATTTTAGGTCGCCATCTCCTCGTTTCTTTTCTTTAATGTCAGAATCTTTAATTTCTTTTTCGGCCTGTTTGATAAAATCTGTAAATGATTTTTTAACTTTTTCCAGGACGTCTTCGGCCACAGCCGCTTCTTCCAATTCTTCTGACTCTTCGCAACCACCCACCATCTTACCGGCCATGGGGTTCTTGGGGTCAGTTCGAGCTGTGAGCACCGCTACTGTCTTGGGTCGAAATGTGGCGCTGAGTTGATTGGCACTTTTTTGCTGTGCGTTCAGACCAGATCTGACAGTGGTAGGAGTAAGACCCTCTTCCAGGACTCGGAGTCGTTCTACGATACTATAGATGTCGTTATGGTCGTGCGCCACGGTTCATGCCCTTGCGTCTTTCAAATAACTCTTCAACTGCCATGAATATTTGCCATGACTGCTTTGACGTTCTGCGGCAAAGTTGGCAATGTCTTCACGACCTTCGTTGGTAGCAGCATCAAACACTTGCTTGCTCATGTCAATCATGGTCTGTGTATCTGCGAGTAATTCTTGTAACATTAAACGGGCACGAGGAACTTTGAGTTGATCCTGTATTTGTGTTAATTCTTGGAAGCGACTGAGGCTTCCAGGTGCGTATTCTTCTGTGGTACGTATATACTCAGCAATGGGATCTACGGCTGCATAGGCATCTTCGTAGATGTTGCTGAAAAACTCGTGCAATTCGCCAAAATCTGGGCCTTCCACGTTCCAATGGAACATGTGAGCCTTCAAATAGTAAGCAAATGTTGATGCCAAATAGGTTTTTAATAAATCAGCTAGCACGACGTTTCTTTCCTTTTTTCATATAGGCGGGAGTATTTGGATACGGATCCGCGCTATTCATGTATTTACCTGTGAAGAAGGATCCGCCATTTCTTGTGATCATACCGCCCAAGGGTACAGCTACAGTGGCTATGCTGCCTGAACTGGTGGCTCCAGCACTGACTGTTTCTGTCAAGTCAACAAATTCATGCAATCTCATCCGGTTGTTCCTTCACCCTGTTTTGTGTTGTATTTAGCGGGTTTTATTGGATGGGCGTGTAGGCTGGAATGTCAAACAGGCCGCTGAGTCTAGCGGCCAAGGCACGGTGATTACCGTCAATTATGTGGCCATCTGTGTCGACCACGATAGGACGACTTTCAATGTCACGTCGGGTAATTTCATCAACATGATACATGTCAATCATTTGCACACGATTGTAAGGATCGTCAAGATCTACTCCGGATTCAGGATCAGGAATGTGCAATCTGTTCAAGGGAACGCGGGTCTTGCGCCAGGCAGGATGCGCCAAGATTACATCAGGCAAACGGAACCCATCATGTATGCTTTCAACATATGCCAGGACATCTTCAGCTGGGATGGTGCGTAATTCACTGATTTTCATTAGACTGATCTCACGTAGCTAAACCAACCAGTGGCAATATATTTTTCTTGAGTTTTAGATGTGATCCCACGATGAATAAAAGTCCAATCCACAGGCCATATCAGAGTCAACCCTTTCTTTGGTTGAAATTTGACTTCTTGATATAGCCATTCTGTTTCCCCACCGTCGGTGACATCGTTAAGATAGGTCATGAAAACTAAATGTCTGGAAACAGTCGGTTCATCTAAATTAGTTCTTTCTGTGTGCCACTGAAAAAAACCTTCATTTGGGTTGTAATGTTGTAAATTTATTTTTTCTTGTATATTCCAAGGCAAATCGTTATTGCACCATTTGTATTTTACAATGTAATTCTCAACAGCTTTTTGTAACTGCATACAATATTTATTTAATTCCTCACCTGGTTCCAGGATAACATCCGTAGATTGTTTTATTTCAGGCTTGTATTCATAACCCACAGTACCTTTGAGTTGTTTTCCGTTTTTATGGTATGCAATTAAATCATCACAAATACTTGTATCTTCAAATTGAAAGGGTTCGATAAAATTATTCATTACGTATTATTTAACTTCTTTGTTGCTATCTATCACTGATTTTCATGTGGGATACCGCAGGATCAAGACACCCGGCTGTGGGGGCAACAAGTTTCCGTAGGTGCCATCATCGGTGCTGGAATAGCCACCACCAGCACCATAGTTATTATAGCCAGGACTGTTGTTACCTATACCTCTAGGACCCATACCTGAGCCTCCAGCTGCATAATAAGTTACAACACCGGTGACGGCACTGGCAATGCCCGCACCACCATCACCACCCTTGCTGTCAGCTAGCCCAAGACCTCCGGGTCCTCCTGCACCACCGCCACCACCGGGTCCAAATGGGGGATAACCACCGCCAAATGGACTGCCACCAGGATAGCCTTGTCCAGGAGTGCCTGGTCCACCAACAAAATTTTCAAAATT